AATCGGAATTAACTAATGAGTTTACATAAGGATTATCATATGCCCATTGTGAGCTATTTGCACTTACTGTACTATACAAAGCCAGATAATTTGTCGATATGGAATCAGTGAAAGTGGATGAATTATTCCAAAATGCACTATTAGCCGCAACTAAATTGACTTCGTTTAGAATGAATGATGAATATTGCGAAACGAAATTAGTTGCATTTGTAATATATGCATAATTGGTATTGGTATATGTGGAAGCATTATTCCAAGCAGCAGAATTAGCCATAACTACAGTATCAGTGGCAACTATTCCTGCCGAATTTACTTGAACAAATGTAATTACACCTGGTAGAGAAGGATTACTAGCAGAACCCCATGTTCCACTATTAGCACTAACCACAGTATATAAAGCTAGATAATTAGCACTAGTAGAATTACTAAAAGTATCAGAATTATTCCAAAAAGCAGAATTTCCTGCAACCAAATTAATTTCATTTAAAATATAGGCAGAATTTGATTGTAAAAATGTAATTGCAGTATTCCAAGCAGAACTATTAGCAGAAACAGCAGTATAAAGTGCTAGAAAATTAGCAGAATTAGCATTAGTAAAAGTCGCCGAATTAATCCAAAAGGCTGAATTTGCAGAACCTAGAGTGGATTCATTAACTAAAAATGCAGAATATTCTGTAACAAAGTTAATTGCATTTAAAATTGCAACATAGTTTGAATTAGTAAAAGTTGAAGCAGTATTCCAAGATGCACTATTAGCAGCAACTTGATTGGATTGATTTACTAGAAATGAAGAATTTTGAACAGTAAATGTGGAACCATTGGTCCATAATGCAGAATTTCCACTAACTGCCGAATAAACCGCAAGATAATTGGCACTGGTCGCATTACTAAATGTATCCGAATTAATTAAAAATGCCGAATTACCCTGTACAAATGTAATTATCCCCGGCAGTGATGGATTACTTGCAGATGCCCAAACAGAAGAATTTCCCGAAACTACTGTATATAATGACAAATAATTTGCGGAATTTATCGTGGTAAATGTACTTGCATTGTTCCAAAAAGCACTATTTGATAAAATTAATGTATTTGATGATCCAGAACTAGCAACTGCTAATAAATTACTTGATACTTGTGCCAACAAACTAGTTGTTACAATATTTCCAGGTAGAGTAGCTGTAACTGAACTTAACTGAGATGTTGCAAGAAAAACATTGGAAAGTGTTGTTGATAAGGAATTTACATCAGTTCTGAATTCAGTTAAACCACGATAACCAATTAAAAAATCTTGTCCAGACAAAGAATTAGTGTAAAAGAATGTGTTAAATGTACTGGGCAGAGACATATTTTCTATTATTTATTAACGAAATTAAACTGTGTAGATTCTAATTGTTGAAGTAGTTCCATTAACAGGTACACCTCCTCCTATTGATATAGTACTACTATCGTTGGGTCTTAGATCAATCCAATCATTTTGAGCCAATGTAATTTGGAAATTTCCGATTACATTTGGACCTTGGGAATTATTACTATACCATCCAGATATATATTCACTATTATTTTTAAACAAATATAAAGTTACGGCGTTAAATTGGGATTGAATATAACAATCCACATTCACTGTGCATGGAAATGGTGCGGTAAATTTCCAAAAACCGGCAGATCCTGATGTAAATGTAGTAACTGCATTATGGGTATCAATCAATCTACCATCAAAATTAATTTGAGTACTTCCATCAGCAGGCATATTTAGTAAATTTTTGGAAACATAATAATACGCTTTTAATGTGTTTTTTTCATTGCTAGTGTATGTATAAAAGGAATTAATTAAATTAAAATCGGAAGAACCTTGAGGAACAATTATATAAGGTTGATTTGCACTTAGAGTATTAATAAATGATCCATATTGTGGAAAAAGATAAATTGAATTACTGGTTTGATTTGAAACCGTTAATTTTTCTTGAGTTGAAAATACTGGTAAAAGTAAACTGTCCTGTGTTCCAGATAAACAGGAACTAACTATAGTAGTAGTTGTAGTAATTAAGTTTGCGGTTCCTTGGGTAGTACCTAGAGCAGAAATTACACTAAATGTTGAAGCAATTCCTCCACCATTCCAAGTTCCTGAATTTGTATTAACTGTGGAATACACACTTAATTGATGTGCAGAATTCGTTTGCACAAAGGTAGTAACAGTTCCCCAAACTGAAGAATTAGCTGTTACTGTTGTATATAAAGCTAAGTAATTTGAGGAATTAGCATCAGTAAATGTAGATGCATTATTCCAAAAAGCACTATTTGAACTAACTCCCGTATACAAAGCTAAATAATTAGCACTATTGGTATCAGTAAAAGTTGAAGCATTAAGTAAAAAAGATGAATTTTGAGTTACAAATGTACTAATAGTATTCCAATAAGAACTAGTAGAACTTACTGCAGTATAAACAGCCAAATCATTACCGGAATTGGAATCAATAAATGTAGATGCATTATTCCAAAAAGCACTATTGGAAGCTACTAAATTGCTTTCATTTAATAAAAATGATGAATATTGATTCACATAATTAATTACATTTAAAATGTAAGCATAATTAGTATTAGTAAAACTTGAAGCATTATTCCAAGCAGCAGAATTAGCAGCTACTTGACTAGATTGGGTTAATAAAAATGAAGAATTTGTTTGTACAAAAGTTATAATTCCAGGTAGAGAAGGATTACTGGCAGACCCCCATAATCCTGAATTAGCACTAACCGCAGTATATAAAGACAAATAAGCCGCACTAATTGTATTAGAAAAAGTATCAGAATTATTCCAAAAAGCACTGTTAGCTGCAACTAAATTAATTTCATTTAAAATATAGGCAGAATTCGATTCTAAAAATGTAATCACAGTATTCCATGTAGCACTATTAGCAGAAACAGCAGTATAAAGTGCTAGATAATTAGCAGAATTAGCATTAGTAAACGTAGCGGAATTAATCCAAAAGGCTGAATTTGCAGAACCCAGAGTAGATTCGTTGACTAAAAACGATGAATATTCTGTAACAAAATTAATTGCATTTACAATAGCACCATAATTACTGTTAGTGAAAGTTGAGGCATTATTCCAAGCGGCAGAATTAGCGGCTACTTGACTAGATTGGGTTAATAAAAATGATGAGTTTTGAACAGTAAAAGTGAATGCATTATTCCAAAGAGCAGAATTTCCTGAAACACCAGTATAAAGTGCCAAATAATTTGCTGAATTAGCATCAGTAAAAGTAGAAGAATTAAGAAAAAATGAAGAATTATTCTCCACAAAAGTGATTACGCTAGGAAGTGTGGGACTATTTCCCGCACTCCAAACAGCAGAATTTGCGGTAACGGCAGTATATAAAGCCAAATAATTTGCGGAATTGACACCTGTAAAAGTAGAAGAATTATCCCAAAATGTACTGTTTTGAATTAATAATGTAGAATTTGCACCTGCACTTAACTGAGAATATAAACTACTAGAAACGGATGCCACCAAACTAACTGGAGCTATACCGGGCGGTAAAGTAGCAGTTACTGAACTTAACTGAGATGTTGCGAGAAAAACATTAGTAAGACTTGATGTTAAAGAGTTTACATCAGTTCTAAATTCAGTTAATCCACGATAACCAATCAAAAAATCTTGCCCAGATAGTGCATTTGTGTAAAAGAATGTGTTAAATGTACTGGGCAGAGACATATTTCCAATTATTTACGGTTGACTCTTAGGAAAACCATGATAAAGTAATTATATGCATGGTATTATAATTTTATTTAGTTTTCTTTTTACTGTTGGGGGGTTAATTGCATTTTTATATAGAAAAGAATATATAGTTGATGCGAAAGAAAGTACCGAAACTAATTTACCAGAAGAACCGAAAATCATAATTAATGAAAAACAGACTCAAGAAATTACAGATGCGGTGGATATAAAATTTTTAGTAAAATCCCATCAATATATTTTAGATAAAGAAATCCAGCAATTGAAGGATACCATTACCTTAAACAGAGCACTTTCTTCAGAAACTTTTCCAGAGATTGGATATAATTTGGACGATTTGCTTACTTTGAAACAATTATTAAACAAAAAATATGAATAATTGGAAAAATGTTTCTATGGAAACTCCCCTAAAGAGTGGGGGATATTTAGTAATTGATAAATGGGGGGAAGTTTGTTATGCCTATTATTGGGTAGACCATTATGCACACAAGGACACCACTAATTGGCATAAATTAGAAGGTTTACTTTACACTGCCGACCCCGAAAGATTTGAAGTGGAATATTGGCAGGAATTGGAACTTCCCAAATATTGGGTTGACAGAATTGAAAAAGAAGAGAATTATCAAGGAAATTAAAAAGAATATGAGTAGTATTAAAGAAATTAAAAAGAATATGAGTAAAAAAACAAATGATACGTTAATTTGGAATGGTTCCGAATGGATTAATTCCGATAAGGTTGATAAAGACCAAGAAATTGAGAAATTGACTAAGCTATTGGGGCAAGCGGCTTCCATTATCAACAATCGGGATGCATGGATTGAAGAGGCCAAAGAACTCCAAGAATGGTATGTTAATAATTTGGATGTACTTTATGCGAAAGTACAAAAGGAACTTGCAGATCTTATTCGCAGTAAGCGGTTTGATCTTCTGAAAATGTATTTGAGTAAATTGGATTTTAACGAAAAAGAAATTGCTCATTTGCTGATTAAACAATTACAAGAACAAATTAAGAAATAATTTATGGGTGCTATTGGAGATGCTTGTTATGGAAATGGGGACACCGAATACGATATACTTTTTTCAGATGAAAAACTTCCCCCAACACCTGAGCAAATTGCTTCTCAAGAAGCAGAGGCCAGGGTTAATAAAAGATTATTAGAAGCAGCGGAAAAATATAAAATGAAAACTCAGGATGAAACAAAAGAGAAAGCACTTGCGGAGGAAAAGGATAAATTAATCGAATCACTTAGGATTAGATACGAATATAAAATTAAACAATTAGAAGAATTACTTTTCAAAGTTGCATCTTACTTACACAAAACAGGTGAATTATCATATTCGGATGTTGTTATGCAAGAGTTGGATCAATGGTTATACCATAACATAGATGAAAAACGTGCATATTTTACTGATATTTTAGAAAAACTCTATGCAATAAATGATTTTGATAAATTTAATCGCTTATTAACATCGGTAGAAGGTCCAGTTAAAGAATACCTTCTTCAACTTCATTGGGAATTATTCAAAAATCGCAAAAAAGATGATAATTGATTATAGAAACACCTTCAATGGTGATGATCTGAATCGCAAATTTATTACCAAACATTTCGTCAAAAATCACCAAGTACTTCCACTCGGAAATATTATTTGTCTAAATGGACCAATTGATATTAAAGATAATGATGAAGATTATAAAAGAGAACAAGTATTAAGTTTTCTATGGACTAATCCCCTTGTAAAAGATGAATATTCCACGATTCTTTTTCATAGATATTTTATAACTGGAATTGCACAAATTCTTAACAAATATCTCCAAACTTCTATTGAAATAGATCAAGAAAATATCATAATACATAAGGAACACCAAGAACATGGTATTATTCAACCAAAAGGGATTGTTAATGTCAGTGTTGTTAAGACTACTGGTGTTGGTTACTTGGGGATCAATATTAAGGCGGGGAAATATTCTCAAGCTAATTCATTCTCCACAAATTTTCCCATTGATATTTCTAGAAAATTAGCTGATGATGTCATAAATTTCTTCTACAAAATTGGGGAAGAATTGTGTGAGAAAAGTCTAATCTTATGAGCGAAGAAAAGAAAAGTAATATTTTTACTTGTATTGAAGGTATTTTAGGAAACGGTAAAACACCCAAATATGCCAGAGAAAAGTTGGGTGTTAATTGGAAGAAAAATAAAAATCTTTTAAGAGAAGATGATAATGCTAAGAAATCATTTGAACCTTATCAAATTAATCGTTATATTTCTTTTTATGATCCATCCTTAGCTGTTATTATAAACGAAACTACTAATAAAATGTTTCATTTGTTTGAAAATAAAGAAGATATTTTTAGATACATGCATCATTTATATGGAGAACATCCTTATCTTTTTTATACTGAATTGAAATATATTAAAGATCCTACTTATAAGCACAGTAAAACAGAAGAAGATAAGGAAATCGATAAGAAATTGAAAATTTGGGCAAATAATTTAGAAATATCTGTAAGGGAATTAAAAAACATGCTTGAATTTTTAGGAGTGGATATTAAATCATTGAATGAGCAAACAACCACTAGCTAGTATCGATGTAGTTCCAACAACCAAGTCCATTATTGATCTTTCAAATTATCGTGGTGGTAGTTTTGATGGAGTCTTTACCGATCACGCAATTGCAGAGGTTTTAGATCAGATTATTTTAGCGGAACATATTGATGAATCTTCCACAGGTGAAATTAATCGAAATGGAATTTGGGTAAAACCAGATCATCAAACTAAAGCATGGAGAATTGCTAAAGCTATTTTAGTTGGTCCAAATTGTAGAACTATTAAAGAAGGCGATATTTTTTGTTATCCAAATGATCGTGGAATTCGAGTTTCTTCCATCGAAGTTTATAAGGATGGTAAAGTTAGTACTATTTCCAATACCATTTTTCTAGAAGAAAATCGTATCTTCGGAAAATGTGCTAATATTCCTAAAAAACAAGAAGATAATGAACCAACGGTTTCTTTTCCTCCTAAAAGAAAAAAATCCAAATAATTAATTATTAGGTTTATGCCCCCCAAGGTTGATAAAAACAAATTTGCATCCTTTGATCCTAAGTATCAGGATTATCGTCCTATTGGTAGGGATGCATTGATGCGTTTATTGAATTCCTATGTTTGTGAGGTTAAGTTTTACAGGAAACATGATAAGGAGGGCTATGATGTCATTAGGAAGGTACTTTGCACGACTTCTAAGCCATTCCTGATGAGTTCTAAGGGCATGATGACATTGAATTACAGACCAACGGATGGTGTTCCAAAGCCTTGGTTTAATAGACGTGCTGCTAATGTTATCTGTGTATGGGATATTTTTATGCAGGATTATCGAAATATTTGGTGTAATTCCATATTTTTATTGTCTAAAATACCTGCTGATGAAAAATTTTGGAAATACTTTAGAGAAGTCTTGGCTAAAATGACTACTCAACAAAAAATGGAGTTTATGGACAACTCAGGATGGTGAATTTATGTTACAAAAGAGAAAAAAAGAGTCAAATATCGAGAATGTTTTTAACAATTATTTATTGAGAAATGTTCAATTCGTACATAACAATAAAGTATTAAAAAGCGGCAAATTCTTATTTTTCAATGTCAAGGAATTTTATTTGAATTTTATATTAACTAATGAGAAAAATGAACAAAGAGTGTGGGAAGTCCCTTATCCATTTAAAATTTATTATCAACCAGATTGTTTTGTGCTAGATTATAAAATTGATTCTTTCTGTAATGGTATTGAAGATATTATTTTGCATGCCAATGTTCTCAATGTTAATAAGAAGAATAAGTTTTTCAATAGTTTCCTTTATCTTTCAGGGGGGTAAATACTTAGAATGAAGACCTATACTTATAACTTTGAATTAGATGATGCACTTCATCTTTTTATTCAAGCATTTGATAGTATAGTTATCAATCGATATAACAAATATAGAACACCTATTAAGAATAGTATTCAAGTTAGATATATCTATGCTCCAAAAGAGAGAGTATTATTTGATTTAATAAACAAACAGCAGAATGTTACTTTACCAGTTGTAGCAATTTCATTAACTGGTTTACAGAGGGATACTAAGAGAGTATTCAACAAAATCTATGGATTTCCTTTACCACAATATAGCAGTACTGGTGCAGTATCAGCACAAGATACCAAGTTATTGAGAAGTCCTGAACCAGTGGATATTGGTATAAAAATGTCTATTTTAGCAAGATATCAAGAGGATATTAACCAGATTTATAGTAATTTTGTTCCTTATAACAATCCTTATATCATTATTTCTTGGCAAATACCTTCCGAAGCTAATTTGCTTAATGTAACGGAAGTTAGAATGCCTGTTTTGTGGGATGGTAATATAACATTTGAATATCCTAAAGAGATTGATGGCCAGACTGATTTTTTAATTAGTGCAGAGACTAATTTTACTATTAAAGCTTGGTTATTTCCATATTTGGGTAACAATGATATTGCCAATATATTTTATGCTTATACAAATGTTACATCAGTAAGTAGTGCATCAGATTTAACATCTGGAAATTATTACAGTTTACAGCAACAGGTTATTACTCCAACTTCAGTTTTAAGTGCTTTTTCAAATACAGATGTTGTTTCGGTTTCTGGTATTCCTCAATTTACTGGACAATTTTATGCTATCTTGGGTGGTTTATCTGCATTGTGAAAAAATAATTGATTGACAAATAAATTATTTATGTTATAATTATATTATCTATGCCCGATCAACCTCTTGGAACTACTTCAAGCCTCAAGCTACCAATTCAAAAGGAAAGGGATTTTCTATTGAACGAATACATTACTCAACTCGAAACTAATTTTTTTTCTTCAATTAGTGCAATTACAGAAAATGTAATCAATGGGAATATTCCGGTACAAACACAATCTTCTGATGCTGCTTATACTAATGTGGAACTATTAAGTACTGGATTACTGGGAAAATTTGCTGATAATCCAGTGGGTTATTTCCCCAAAGAAAGTCAACCTCTAAGTAATTGGTCAAATGAAGATGTGGAAAAAATTAATTTACAAGATGAGGAAACAGAAAAACTTAACGAAAAAAATAATGTAGCTATTATTAAAAATAACGACAAAATAATTATCCATTCTATTGACGAAAATTTAATCCAATTCCAAATTTTAGCACAGGTTTATGGAAGTTCATATTCTGAAAAAATTAATATTAAAAATCTTACCAATAATACATCTAAGAGTTTCTCAAAGGAAGATTTTTCTAAATTGGTTATTGAAATTTTATGATTACAAAAGAAATGAGAGGTATCCACTTTAAGGATGAGAACCATCTAATTGAATGGGTTGATATGCACAGAAACACATGGGGGTCCATTCCATTAACACATTTGGAAAAACAATTGATAAAAATAGGTTGGGATGCTCGCCAAGAAACTATTGATATTGATAATGTTTTAATTCAGAATATGAAAGATTATATTTCGAATAATATTCTTAATAAAGTATGATGATGAAAAAGAAAAATTCGAAAAAATCATCCAAATATTTAAAATCATATCAATATTCAATTATTGAATATGGCAAGCCACCATATTACGTTGCCAATTGGTTCCAATTAAATTCCGAAATATCTTTTTCTAAACTTTTATCACAAATAATCACTTGATTTTTTATCATGTCGTGTTAATTTAAAATTTATGCCAGCAAAAATCAAATCCACTAAATCGAAAAAGAAATCATCTAAATCAAAAGTAGTTAATTTAGATGTAAGCATTGATAGTATTTCTTCTAATAAAAAAAATACTAAGAAATCTAAAGTTCCCACAAAACCAACGGTAGAAGAGAAAAAAATCGAAACAAATTTCCACCACGGAATAGTAGATGTGTCATTTAAGAATGAACCAGATATGTTCCGCGCAACAAGATATGGAATTTCTTTTTATTCATATGATTTATATTCTTGGGAAATGAAGAATCTCCTGAGTATTGAACACGTTATTGAATATTTATTTGATAGGTATCATAAATCGATTCTGAATGGTTCCATTTCTATCAGAACTCTTAAAAATGTTTATAGTTATATTTTAGCAGTTCTTTTTGCATTCGGTGATACATATGAACACAAAACCATAACCGAACATTTTATTAAAATTCTCCTAAAAAATTATCGTGATAAATTAGTTGATAATATTGCTACTCCTGAATTGATTTGGGATCAATTGGATGAAGAAAATGATCAATACAAAGAAATCATGAATGACAAATTTCCACTTCGAGTACTAAAGGATTAATTTATGGCATTTATTGACGAACTTATTAATTCTGAAATTAACAAAAATAAGAAAATTGAACACGTCGTCTCAGATTATCAGGCTTTTAAGAATAAAATTGAGAGTGATATTGAGAATTTTAGAAAAATAATTAAGGAATCTCTCGAAATAATCCAAAATTTGGAAAGTTCAATTAGTAATTTGGATACTAGAGTACAGAATCTAGAATATCCATCAGATGGTCCCGTAGAGGAAGGCGAAAAATATGATGTGGATTTCCAAGGTGGGGAAGATGAAGTACTAGATGTGAATATTTCCGAGGAACAATATGCAGAATACCAGAAATTAAAGAGAGAAAAAGAAGACTACGTTAAAGCATTAGAGCTTTCTTTTGAAGATTGTGGATGTGATAACTGCGAAAAAAAGATTGATTTGGAAGGAGATTCGGAAGGAGATTCGGAAGTAAGTGCTGGTATACCTCCTGAAGGTTCCTCCTACGAAACCACCACTGAAGAATTGCTTCCCATTTATGAAAACGATGGTGAAGGTTTTGTGAAAATTACCGGATATTATAAGAAGTACATAGATTAATATGGAGATCCTTGAAAAATATGTCCAAGAATTAGAGGAATTCTATAAACTAGATGAAACTAATTTAACCGATAAGCAAATGAAGCTTCCTTCTATGAAGCATCGTTTTGTTGGGATATATATCCGTGAAAAAATAAATCTAGAAAAACTTATCAAACAAAGAAAAAAATTATTTAGAAATATTAAAAAAACACTGGAGGAAAAATCGGCGGTAAAGCTTTCCGATGCTAAATTAGAAGAAATTGCTCTGACTCATGCAGATATTATAAGTTTTGATGACAAAATTGAAGATTCAGAAATGATTATCAAATTCTGCGATAAAGTTGAAAAGATATTGTCAAATATGACTTTTGATTTCAAGAATTTGGCAGAACTTAAAAAGATGGAGATGATCTAAAAATGGATATTTCCATTTCTCTATCCCCGTCTAATCCTAACTATGGTATTCTTACGTGTAAAAATGATGAGAATTTTACCATTATAAGGGAATGGTTTTCTCAAGTAAATGAACAATATCATATTCTCAGACATAAAAATAAATGGACTCCTAAAAGATACTACATAATAACTGATGCCGGAAGATTTGATATCGGTTTAACCCCCCAAATTGAAGAATTCATCAAAACTAAACTTCCCAATTTAATATTAACAGTTTCAGAAGAAGTCAGAAAAATTCTTTCCCCCAAATGGGAAAATATTTCTGAAATACATTTAAAACATGAACTTAGAGATTATCAAATAGAATGTTTAAAACAATGCCTTGATAATGGCCGTGGAACTATCGTGGTAGGAACAGGTGGGGGGAAGACTCTTATCATGGCTTATCTATTGGAAAACTTCTTTAAAACCAATCCTGTCGCAAAAGGGATACTAATTGTTCCTGATATTGGACTTGTTAATCAAAGTTTTTCTGATTTTACTGAATATGGCGTAACTTTTAAGTTCAATAAATGGACCGGAAGTCATGAATTAGACAAAAATACTAATCTAATTATTTCAAACAAATCTATTATTCAATCTAAAAATTCTGATAATAAATGGTTCAAGGAATTAAAGATTGTTATAATTGATGAATGTCATGGAATTAGAAGATCAGGTGAATTTAATGCTGAATTTAAAAATCTAATTGCACCTAATAAATTCGGCTTTACTGGTACTTTACCGGAAAATAACCTAGATAAATGGAACATTATTGGAAAAATTGGTGATGTTATCTACAAAAAACAAGCCAGTGAATTGCGAAAAGATAAGTATATTTCCAATGCTAAAGTAATGTCATTCATAATCGATTATACTGATAAACCACTTTACGTAAGAAAACCTGTAAGACCTAGTGAAAATTATAATTTGGAAGTAGATTTTCTAATTGATAATGAAAAAAGAAATAATTTAATAGCAAAAATGGTTAAAAAAACCAAGAAAAACACTTTAATTATTGTGGAAAGGATTATACATGGTGAAAATCTGGAAAATATTCTTAAAGTAGAATTGCCTGAGAGGAAGGTTTACTTTATTAAGGGAGAAGTTGAAGTGGCAGATAGGGATAAAATTAAAGAATTGATGGAAAAGGATGATGATATTGTTTGTATTGCTATTAGTAAGATATTTTCCACTGGGATAAATATTAAGAATATTCATTATATAGCTTTTGCATATATTGGTAAAAGTAGTATCAAAATAATTCAAACTATAGGACGAGGATTACGTTTACACAAAGATAAAGATAAAGTGGTGATTTTCGATTTTGTTGATAATTTAAAATACGGAATGTCACATTACCTAAAACGATTCGCTATCTATGAAAATGAGGAAATTCCTGTAGAAAAATTTAAAATTTTATGTTAAAAGACGCAATTCATAATGAACACGATGAACATTTAGAAACCATCATCAACGAACTTCCCAAACAACGAGTTAAAAAACCTCGTGGTGCAGAGAGGGAACATTACCTTAACCAAAAAGAATTTGAACAACATATTCGGGAATTCTATGAAACTGGTATTTTCACTAACTTTTTGGGTGATGCTATTAATAAAATTGCTACTGGTTTAAGCTATAAACCTAACTTCATAAATTACACTTTTAGGGAAGAATTTATTGGAGATGCAATTATTAAAATGTATAACGCATTAATTACTAAAAAATTCATTTTAGATAAGAATTATTCTTCACTAGGATATTTTACTACAATTGCTTGGAGAGCATTCATTAATAGAATTAAGAAAGAAAAGAAACACCATCAAACTTTATGTGATTATAGAGATAAATGTTATGGGGAAGAATTATCTCGTTATTCTGAACAAGGTGGACACATTTATATTAAACCCGAATATAAAGAAGAAGAATTGGAAAGTCTACCCCCTGTTAAATTGTTAATTGATCCAAATAAACCTTCCGAAGAATCTTCAGAAATTATTGAGGTAGAAGAAGTTATAGTAGAGGTTCCTATAGTTAAAATTAAAAAGATTCGGGTTTCTAAAAAGGTTAAAGATAAAATTTCCAAGATAAAATCTAAGAAGAAATCAAAAGTGGAATTACCGCTATTGCTTAAATAGTTTAGTGAGTTATCAGAAACCATTTCCATCATTTTCTATTTCTGCTGGTTATACCGATTTAGTATTGAATTTTCAAGGTACTGCTTTTGGGTATCAAAATAATACAATCGGGTTGTTTTTAAGTGCATCCGTTGGCACACCATTATTAAGCACTTATAATTTCTTTAGTAATGTTTGGAATTTGAGTGCTAAATTCCCTCCCTTTAATGGTTTACAAATAACCAATTATCAATTAATTGGGGATGATATTTTGATATTTAATTTACCATTTTATCCAGTAAAGTGTTTAGTAGATTTTGTCTTTGTGACGCAAGCAGGATATAATGTTGCCAGCATGAGTCCGAATTTTAACTATATACAACTTACGTAATGGGATTGTATTTATGTTTTTTTCAATAAATAACTAAAATGGCTGGAAATTATCAAGGTGCAAATGCTGGTACTGGAAGAGAAGGTACTTTTGGACAGATTTTACAAAAATTTGTAAGTTCTCGTTTGCCTTATCAGGCATTTAACTCATTAGATGTTCTTAATAATTTAAATCCTAAATGGAGTGAATTCCAAAAAACAGGAAGTAAAAGAACTGAAGCACTTTCTAAACAAAGTATTTCTAGTTCTACTTTAATTAATGATACAGATATTGGTAAAATTGTTGGAGATCATAAGTTTCAGAACTACATGTACAGCAATATTAGCTCTGACAAAGGGGCTAGAATTAGAGATTACAGAGTCATGGCAGCATTTGCAGAAGTAGGAGATGCGTTGGATGAAATTTGTGACGAATTTATTAACAAAGATGAAGATGGTGAAATTATTAAAATTGTCTTCAAAACCCCCGATATAAAACCTTCACACAAAGAAGAATTCCAACAGGCATTTAAGCAATATATCAATAATTTCGATTTAGAACATAAAGGCTGGGAATATTGTCGTCAACTTTTAATTGATGGGGAAATTTATTTTGAACATATTATCCATTCTAAACACTTAGAAGAAGGTATTTTGGGTGTTGTAGTTATTCCCAATGAATTAATCGATCCCATTTATGGAAATATCCAAAATTTAATGATTAAGGGGTTTTTATTGAGAAAACCTGTTTTTAATCTAACTAATCCTAATAAAATTGAAAAGTATGAATTTATACCATTGGATAAGAACCAAGTAACCTATATTTCCAGTGGATTATGGAATGAAAATAAAACATTTAGATTACCATTTTTGGAGAATGCTCGTAGAGCATATAGACAGTTAAGTCTTTGTGAAGATAATATTATCATTTATCGGTTAGTTAGAAGTCCTGAAAGGCTTGTTTTTAATGTTGATGTTGGAAATATGCCAACACCAAAAGCAGAAGGATATTTGAGAAGATTAATGGAAGATTATTGGAGCAGAAAGACTTTTGATAACGATCAAGGAGCAACTGTTCAACAATTAAATCCTCAAGGTAGTCTGGATAGTTTTTGGTTTGCTAAAAGATCTGGAAGTGAAGGTACTAAAGTTGAAAAACTGGAAAGTAATATTAACTTAGGGGAATTGACTGATTTGCAGTATTTTATCAAGAAATTGTATAGAAGTTTGAAAATTCCTGTTAATCGGGTTAATCCAGATAGTGAATACAAGGATGGTTTGGATATTTTAAGAGAAGAATTGAAATTCGCAAGATTCATTATGCGTGTGCAAATGCATTTTTCGGAAGGACTTAAAAATGGATTTATCACACATTTAAAATTTAAGAAACTTTGGGATAAGTTTGATATTCAAGAGAATGAATTTGACTTAGAGTTTAATCCACCCAGTAACTTTATGGCTGCTAGAGAACAGCAAAAGATTAGTCTTAAAGCAGAATCTTTCAATAATCTTACCAGTAATGAGAGTATTAGTAAAATGTATGCCCAGAAAAAGTATCTGGGATGGAGTGATAAAGAGATTCTTGCCAATATTGCCTTTCTCAAGAAAGATGCCGAAAATCAATGGGAAGTTGCCCAGATCCAGTCCAGTGGGCCAAATTGGAGAGAACAAGCTGCTACCGGTGCTCCTGGCGCAAATGCTGGGGGTTCTGCTGCTGGTGGTGGCGGAACATCGTCGGGTGGTGGTGGGGAATCTACCCCACCTGCATTCGGACCTACACCTCCTGCTACAGGTGGAGAAGAAACTGGGGAACAACCCGAAGGTGGTAATACTCCCCAAGAAAATGCTCCAACTGGTGGTAAAAATAACAAATAATTATTAAATAAGTATACGATGTATGCTTATTTTGACGAAATTGCCAACCAATATCAAAGAATTCGAGTTCATAAACTAAATGAATCACAGAATACTTTGTTTCTAGAACAACTTGGGGGGCATTTACAGAACATTCAGGCCAAAATTGAAAATGGGGTTTTCACAGGGGAACTTAATCTAAATGGTCTTGGACTAGAAAAATTACCAGATTTCTTAAAAGGAATTAAAGTTAATGGGGATGTTGACTTTGGTAATAATGAATTAACAACCTTAGAAAATAGTCCCACATTAGTTTCTGGAAGTTTTAATGCATCTAAGAATAAGCTAACTTCTCTCAAAGGTGGTCCTCAAAAAGTATATCAGGATTATAATGTCGATGAAAATCAATTAACTTCCTTAGAAGGTGCATATTTTACTTTAAAAGGTAGTTTTTCAGCTAAGCATAATAATTTGATTAGTTTAGTTGGTGGACCTGGTACTGTTGGTGGTAATTATATTGTTTCCTTTAACAAATTAGTTAATTTACAAGGTATTGCTAAGATTATTGGGGGTAATTTTGAAGCAGATCATAATACCTTAGAATCATTAGAAGGTTCTCCTTCTACAGTGAATGGTAATTATTGGGTTCAGAATAATAAATTGAAGAAATTAACAGGAGTAACACAGAAGATAGGTGGTAATTTCAATGTTTCTTACAATCAATTGAGAAGCCTTTTTGGTGGTCCTACAGAAGTTGGTGGTGGATATTCAGCAAGTAATAATTTCATTGTTAATTTAGATGGTCTTCCATTTAAGATTGGTAAAGGGAGTTATGCAGTTGATCTAAATTACAATCCTGTAAAGTTTAGTAAGGGACAGATTATCAATGCTATTTCAAATGCTAGACGAGTAACACCTTACGAAGGAACGAATGTTTCACTTGCAGATACTGGTGCAGAATAAATAAAAATATGTCTTATCCAACTCCTTTAGATATTCCTGATTTAACATGTCTTTTTAAAGGTGGAGCTGTTCCAACTGGGGATGATTTTTCGGAACTTATTGCTTCCTGTTATAATTATGAATTATCTGCATCTGGTGGAGTAGATTGGTACACAATTTTAACTCAAAATAGTTCATATTGGAATAATTCTACTACATTTGTTGTCAATAATTCTGCAAATTTAGTATCATCCAATCAACCTATTGTTAATAACTTAACAAATATTGGTATATTAAGTACTAACCAGTTGATAATGAGTTCTTTAAGTGGTATTATTGGAGTGCAAGATGGTAGTTATGCTTCTACAGGATTTGTTGGTGAAACCAATTTAGCAATAGTTTTAAGTTCATTTCCCGTATCATTAGCAAGTACTGTTTCTAAAGTAATTACAAGTTTTACATTAGGTGCTGGTGATTGGAAATTAACTGCAGTTGTCCATTATCTAGCTACTAATGCTTCCGTATCTTCCTTTCAAACATTTTATAATACTACTTCCGCATTTGCTTCCAATAACCCCTTTCAATTTAGTTCTGCACCAGTTTATATATCCAATCTAAATGTTCCATATACAATTGATATGAGTTTTGCCAGAACTTCTATTACTATTCCTCAAACGTATTATCTGGTTTGTACTGCAACATTTGGTAATGGAACAGTTAGTGCTTGGGGTGGTTTAGAAGCAGTTCGTATCAGATAAATAGTTCAATGGATAAGTTCAACACTCTTTTAAATCTAATTTTAAAGGAAACTACTTGGAATACTGGTTACAGTAATATCCCTCCTTTAAATGATGTTGCTGCTGATCTAAATATCCCCCTAACTTCTACTAAAAAATTAAGAGGACCAAGACATAAAAAACCTATCATAAGAGACTTCGGAATTACTTCAAAAGGATTTAGAAAACACGTTCGAACAATTGCTAAATCCCAAACAGTTGATGCATCTAAAAAAACTCGTGTAGAAAACCTTATCGAAAATAAGTCTAAATCGGCGATTGTTTTGAATCCTTCCGAATATGAATACATTATCCAAAATTTTAAAGTTCAACCAGAAAAAGGCAAAACTAAGATGATTTGTAGAAAAGGACCATCAATTTATTACGATCAAAAATTAAACAAATGGATTTTGTCCAATAGGATATAATTATGATTCAAAATATAGACCCAAATAGTTATTTCTATACTGTTCCAGCTTGCATAAACATTTATCCATGTGCTGGTAATCAAGTAACTACTGCACCATTTAGGTTTACTGATATTAATGATAATGCCTGTGCAATGGAAATGTTTGGAAACATGTGGCAAGAAAGCATCAGTTTATATGGCCAACTTTGTAATTATTATATCAATCCTTATGATATCACTTTAGCTGATAATATTTATGGGGAGGATACATTTACCACTTGGAATCCTCCCACACAATTAATTATTGGAATTCATTTAGATGAGAATGCATTAAGATTGACTCAATTTGGTTATATGAGCAATGATTATATTACTGCTTTTATTGCTATTTCTTCATTTTACCAAGTTTTTGGCCCAAATTCTGAACCTAAATCTGGGGATATTTTTAAGTTAGTTGAATATGGTGCTACAAGACCAGGAACAAGAGATGGTAATGCCTATCAGATTACTGAAAGGATTGACCAAGATAATTCTCAAATTAATGCTTTAATGGGGCATTATGTCTGGTTAATCAAAGCTAAACGATTTAGTTATAGTTTCGAATCCGGTTTACAGGGCATAGAAGAGGGTTCTGCACAAGTTTCTGACGACTCTGGCTATGGTGACATACTAAATGCTAATACAACGCCTGTAACGACCGATAATGAGCGAACAAGTGCATATCCATTTACAGCTAATACTGCTGCATTAAGTGCTTGGCAATATTCAGGGGAGGATTCGGTGTATGGCTCTTATGGAGTGGCATCTGTTTAACTATTGATTTTAAAAATTCAATGATATAATTAAATTATGGACATTCAGAAAGCGAGACAATTTGAACAGATCGCAGAATTTTTTGATCTTCAAAAAAAATGTCCTGAAAGTATTCCCAATTGTGAGCATTTAAGGAAAGATTATCAAAATAGGTTATCAATTATCCGTGCGAATGCCGCCTGTGATGCATGTGCTGAATCTTCGTTGAGACAGATTTTTGTTCAAAACCTTAAAATTTTACTCAAAGTGCAATGATAATTCTTTATATAATTGGATTTTTTATATTACAGACCTTACTATTAATTTGGTTTGATTCTCCATTAAAATCAACTCTTGGGGAAATACTATTCAGAAAGTTATTTTTGGATAATACTTCATTTGATATTCATTTAGGAATATATTGGGGTAAATTAGGAGTATTATCTTCCTGTGAAATATGTATTTCTTTTTGGTTATCTTTAATAATAGCTACAATAACAGCATATTCTATGGAATTTACTTTATTGTATTTAATTTCCGCGTGGTTAACCTATCCAATATTGTCCTTTATTTTCCGAAAATATTTTATAAAGAAACATTAATCCGTATTTTTCAGTAACTGTTCTGCAAAATACACACCTTTTATGAAGTATTTTCTGCAACGATCCTTAATTACTTCGCGGTCAGAATAATTCGAATTATCAATATCATCATAAATATCAGAATCGTATTTATATTGATTTTGAAAAATCTTATTCAAGACTTCTGGAGAAGGTGAGTTTATTGTTTTCATTGTACTTTATTGCTACGCAGCAATAACATGAGTTATAGTAATAACATTCATATTCTTCATGTTACGTATTTGTACCATTTTTCGTGAAGATCGCCTTCTTTAGTAATATCCCATTCATATTCTTCTTTAGTCATAAATTATTCATTTTTCAATAGATATTTGTTAGAAATAGTTTTGAAAGATAATCTAGATTTTAGATATGGTGAATAACCCCAATCTAATCGTCTCCACACAATTCCTTCGGCAGTTTTTCCATTTGGATATGTAATTGTATCTGAAAATTCTGACATTTCTTCTAAAGATTTAAATTTATCTCCAATTTTTCCTCGGAAGACTTCTGGACAAATATCTAAGTTTGTCATATCACAAAAATGAATTAAATCATAATCAGTATTTTTGAGATTTGTATTGGGATATCCAAAATCAAATAAATGCACAGTATTTTCTGCTAAACCCAAAAGATTCTTCTGAATACCCGGCCCTAACAATTCCCCCTGACAATAAATATTTTTAATTATTATTGGATTTTCTGTTTGATTTAATATACTATTAATATATTCCAAATACATTCTGAGTTTATTCTCAATATCTAATTTTCTAGCAACCTTCCAAAAGGTATTATTTTCAGATTCTTTTAGATCGAGATTTCTGGAACATACACCAAATACATCATCAATCAGATAAAAAGTTGCTGAACTTCCATCTTCCTTTCTACGACCAACAATTTCCTCGCAAAGTAATAATTCATCCCAAATTTTTGGAATATTTTGCCAACGTTCTTCATCTGATTTTCTTATACCTTCTGGGAAATTACCTTTAACAATACCTTGTAATTGTGCTGGAATTTGTGGTTCATATTTAGTAATACCTAAAAATTCAGTCAAATCATCACCTTCAAAAATTGGATTTGTAATTTCAGTAATATTCTTTATGGGGATAAGCAATCCTTGTGAAATAACTCCCCGTAATTTTTTTGTTTTTAATCTGTAATTAGTTTCCGAAACTGTTTTAAAAAGAAATTCATTCCATGGTTTTCTAGGTAAAATTGAATCAATTTCAAAATATACTCCTAAGTCTCCATCTTGAAAATCACCCTTTTTCGATACCAGATCCCACCCGTCTAGTGAAACACATTCAACCAGATCGGCTTCGGGAATGGATTCAATCTTTGTAACTTTACGAATTGATGCTAGTTTTCTCTCCATATAAGCACATTGTAAAATATTTTCCTATTTTGTCAATTAATTTTCATGATTTGACAATAGAGTTTTTTTAACATTTCTGTTGAAATGGGTTTTTTATCCAAAAGCGTGAACACGAAACTGGTCTGTTTATTTGAAGAATATGCTTCTACAATTTTTAATGCTTGTTCTTTTCTAGTTAATCCTTGCAAGTCTCTCACAAAATCTACCATCCCTTGGATAATATTTTCGACTTCTTTTTTAGCATCGAAGATCTTGGAAATTTCAGATCGAATCTGAACAAAAACTTCATAATCAAAATCTGTAGTTATTTTGTATTCAAAATCAGAATATGTTTCGCAATTACTACTTAGAAAAAGATCTAATATTGCTTCTTGTGTGTTTAGATTCGATTTAATCTTATGTAAGTACAAATATCGAATCGCTTTAATTTTCTTAAGTATTTGATTATTATTAAAGTATGCTACAATTCCTTCACAAGTTTGAAATTGAGAAACTGCTTGTTCCATTTCTTCGAATGTATTGAAATTGTATCTTTTGGGACGTTCAATTCCCCATTCTAATGCTAATTCATCCAGTTTGTCTTGGGATAGATATGAATAGTCGGAATGAACGACGATACCAGTTAACCACAGTTTAGGTTCAGTAGCTTCTCTTAAAACAATAACATTCTGGGGAGAATACCATTCTGTTAAAATAGTAAAATTTCCAGAATTGATTAAATCATTATCAAATACTTTTGAATATTGTTGTAATAGTTGTGGTAATTCTGAACCATTAGCCATATCGAATGCATTGGTAGTTTGACGGGTTCTATGTATGACATTACCATTAAATTTGCTTGAGATCAAACATGACCCGTCTATTTTTTGAATAAATTCTATTTTATTCTTGAAATCTGGTGTTTCAAATTCTGGAGCTTCCCCCCAATTACAGAATTTTTTATAGGATAAGCTGATAGGTTTACCATCCGATAATCTCCAAATAGAAGATCTATAAATCTTATTCTCTTCGTTCCATTTTGGAAATGCTTTCGGATATACCAAGACACAATCTTCCCCATGAATATTAACAGGTTTAACTGTAAAATCTTCTTGGAATTTTTCTGAAAATACTAATTCTTTATTGAACATATTCATCCAATCTACTTTTAAACTCTTCAATTTTATTTTTAGTACCTACAACTTTCCAATCCATATATGTTTTAAAAAATGTATGCCTGTAAGAAATATTTGTCAATTCTAAACCGACAATAGTTGAAAAATATGTGATATCAGAAAAAATAGAACTTGATTTTTTACCGTATACTGTCCCGATTAAATATTCTAAAGGTTTTTCTTTTATTGTGACACATCCCCACGAATAATTTCCATAGGGAGATATTCCTAAAACTTTAGCTTCACCATTAATCATAATCACATCGAATTAATTTAGAACAATCCGTCATCGACCTGTAGAACATTTAAAGATAAAGAATTTCGCAACATTCTAACAACTTGCAACCTATCATCTACTACAAAATCGACGTGGTAGCGTGGCAGGATAAACTCTTCATAAATTTCCTTTTTAATGATATAATCCTTCCTTTCATCATCTGCTTTACGCATATATAATTCGTAATCAGTGAGAGGAGTATAGATAGAAACGCAAACTTCATCATTAGGATTCCAAATATACTTATCAATCCATTTTCTGGTATCAGATTCGCAAACATTCTTTCTTCCGCTGGCGAATATGATTTTATGAGTATCCCTGAATTTATTAAGAATATCCAATACCCATTGAATAGGCTTATCTTCCAATACTTTTGTATAATCATAACATGATCGTACTCCTTCGTGGTTTGCTAAAGTTCCGTCTATGTCAAATACTAAGCATTTTTGAAGTTCCAGTGATTGTACTCTCTTAGGAACCTTCGTCTCCAGATACTTATGATACCAATCAAAAATGACCTTATCACCAACTGGTTTTTCACGTTGGGAATCTCGAATTGAGCAGATTTCTGGTTCACACAGAACATCTATAACTTCTAAAGAATATTCTGGAAATTGTTTCAATTTATTTTCAATCCATTCAATGTGTTTTGGATGCAAATTTAAATTATCCAGAACAATATTATATCCTGCCAATAATGCTTCGTGAATAATTGATTCTCTAACTTTAGTAATTAATTCTTCATCTTTCTTATTCCATTTTCTATCATTCCCCATCATGCTTCGAAAATCATCATTATTCACCCTTATCCATGATGGATCTTGAATCAAATTCTTCGCAATAGTACTTTTCCCACTTGCGGGAAGTCCTCGCAATACCTTAACAATTTTGTTTTTGTTGTTCATTTTTTCAGTTTATATTCAAAATTATACCACGTCAAGAATCCTTTTTTAATTTCTTCTGGAGAATTAATCTCCAGAAACTTCCCAAAATCTTCCGATTTACTTCCGAATTTTTTCTTGAAACTTCCGATAATCATTCCCAATTCTTCACCAACAGTTAAATTTAACCATTCCATTACTAAATTACCATTAAACTTAGATTGTAATTCCTTATTGTGAAAATATTTTAGTTTGGATTTTTCTAATTCAATGGGAAAATTTGGAAAGTGTTCGGAAATAAATGGAAGATATTTAGTTTTATCTTCTTCATAAGGATAATCCTTAAAAGTCTTTCCTTCTAAATATTTTAGGAATTTACAATAATTTTCTCTTTTTTTATTACGAACTCTATTAGTATGATTAAGATTCGGAAAAGCAAAAATTTCTGAATTAAAGTATTTGTTATCAATAACCCATTTAAAGGCATCTTCCAATGTATTAAAACCCTCTTTAAATTTTTTCAAATCATATTCCAACATCCCCCAGGCTTCATAGGGATTATAAGTAAGAATTATTTCATCAATTTGATTATCTTTTTGTTTCTCTATACCTGAGAATAGACTTTCTCTAACTCTATAGGATAACCCCCTATGACCCAAGGACATCCCCATTTTGTGAAAGCATCTACCAACCAAATTCGAAATATCGTTGTTTGAAAGGTACATTAAGGAAAAATCGTAATAACTGGGTTCAGTTAAGATTATATCAATTTGGAAACCGGAATCCTCGATGGAATAAACCCCAGCATTGTGATGAATAAAAGATGAATTGAAATTATCTTTGAGGAAATAATAATAATTAATATCTCCAAAATTTTCAACAAGATAATCTAAATCTCCAAAAGAAATCTTATTTCTAATATGGGGAATGGCTTGGTGTCTCCTGGGAGGAACGAGTTTAGAATCAAATACATTCTTAACCTTTTCCACCAATTTCAGGTATTCTTCTTTCGCAATCCTCTTCTCAGAAAATCCGTAATGTGTTACAAGTTTTCCACCCATAAACAAAACTCTATCATCTCGCCTCAAATATAGCAAGAAAAATATTTTCAAAAACCTCTTGCATATGTAAAAGATTTTGGTAGGATAATTTTATGATTGTGGAGACGAAACAAAAAGAATTGAATTTGAAAAGTATCATTGATGGTTGGCCTAGGAACAAAAAATGTTATTTGGGGGTATTTGACGATGCACTGATTTTCATGAAACTCCTGGAAATTCACTATAAATTAGTTCCTGAAATGTTAACACCTTTGGATGAAGGTGGTGTTACTCTAAGTTATCAAAGTTCCAAGGATAAACTTGCGGCAATTGATGTTGAAGATCGATTTAAAGTAACTGCTAGATATCAAAATAAATCAGAAAAAGATTCAAAACAACAGATAATCAAAGTTAAAAAACTAGAAAAGGAGTTTTTATTTAAAGATTTACTGCCATTTTTTGAATTCTTAGGAAAGAAAGGCACTTGAATTTTTAGCTAAATATGTTAAGATAGTAAAAGAACCTGTTAAGAAAACCAAATGAAAAAAAAGCTGCCCCTGAATCGTTATCTAATTGAAAAAAGAAATTATTATTCTGCAACTGATGAAGATGAACCGGAAAGTTATTTTTCTAATATAGAGGCGACAGATCCTATGGAAGCACATTATCTAGCACTGAAAACAATTAGCCCTAGAACTACAGAGATTATTGCTATTTTTGATAAGGATAATACGCAAGTGTATTCACAAAAATATGGTTTCATTCTAGAAGATTCCCCGAATGAAAATACCTGAAGGTTATAGTGTCGCAAAAGATCGTTATGATGGCACGTTTAACGTCACCAAAAACAATCGAATTGTCGCATCTGGTTTTGAAAATGAAACAGAACTAGATAATTTTTTTGAGGAACAATTAAAAAAGGACGAAAAAATTAAAAATTCGCCATTTAATTACCCCAAAAATATGAATAAACAATTGGGGGAATTGAAAAATAAATATAAATCTTTTAAAGATTATATCAATTAGGTAAACCAAAAACCACCAGATACTGCTGCAATAGTTAGTGAATTGTATGGAGGGGATGGGTTATTTTGGAAGGTAAATGTACTTGTTGTGCCTTCTAGCGTATCACCATTTGTCGCACAAGGTGCTATCACTAATGTCATAGATGGTGTTCCTAATTTTACTGTTACAGAATTTACACTAGCAGAAAGATAAGATGATGCTGGTAATAGATATGCAGTTGCTCCAGTTAAAGCGGTAAAAATATTCAAGGAATCAATAGCAGATAATACTTGACTTGAATTATAAATGTTAGTTAATCTAGGTGTTGATGATGATACGGTAGACCATGCGCCTGCACCGTTTAAGTAAGTAGAACTTCCAGGAGTACCAGTTATGGTAACTGGACTTCCAATTAATCCCGTAGCAACCTGACTTGGTGTAGCTGCTGAAAAAGCACTACCATTACCATAAGCTATACCCGTAATAGTAGTAGCAATTGTTAATATAGGATTGGAACCACCTGAAGATGTCCCTGCAAAACCATTACCAGAAGAAATTGTTATCGTAATAGATCCACCACCCCATGTGGAAGAATTAGCACTAACTGCAGTGTATAAAGCTAGATAATTGGCAGAAGTCGAATTACTAAAAGTATCAGAATTGTTCCAAAAGGCTGAATTAGAATTAACTAATGCATTAACATAAGCATTTCCCGAACCTCCGCCACTTCCCCATGTGGAAGAATTAGCGGAAACGGTAGTATAAAGAGCAAGATAATTTGCGCTAATTGAATTGGAAAATGTATCAGAATTATTCCAAAAAGCGGAATTTCCCGCAACTAAATTAATTTCGTTTAATATAAAAGAACTATTTTGTACCGTGAAAGTGCTTGCACTATTCCAAAGAGCAGAGTTTCCATTAACTAATGCATTTACTATGTAATTCCCTGCAAGATTCCATATAGATGAATTAGCAGAAACTGCAGTATATAAAGCTAGATAATTAGCTGAATTATTATCGGTAAAAGTTGAAGCATTGATCCAGAAAGAAGAATTGGCCGAAACAACAGAATAAGATGCCAAGTAATTAGCAGAAGTTGAATTAGAAAATGTATCAGAATTATTCCAATAAGAACTATTTTGTTGCACTAATGTTACGACACCATTCGTACCAGGATTGTTAGCAAGTCCCCAAACTGAAGAATTAGCACTAACTGTTGTATAAAGAGCTAGATAATTAGCCGAATTATTATCAGTAAATGTGGATGCATTATTCCAAAACGCAGAATTTGTGCTTACGGATGTATATAAACTGTAGTAATTCGCACTATTATTTTCAACAAACGTAATGACTGCAGGTAATGCGGGGTTACTTCCAGAACCCCAAGTACTTGAATTAGCACTAACAGCAGTATATAAACTATAATAATTTGCACTGTTATTTTCAACAAACGTAATGACCGCAGGTAACGCAGGATTACTTCCTGAACCCCATGTGGAAGAATTTGCACTAACTGCAGTATAAAGTGCCAAATAATTAGCAGAAGTTGAATTGCTAAAAGTATCGGAATTGTTCCAAAAAGCGGAGTTATTTTCAACTAATGTGATTATATTTGGTAAGGCGGGATTGCTTCCTGAATTCCATGTAGCAGAATTAGCACTAACTGCAGTATATAAGGCTAGATAATTAGCCGAATTATTATCAGTGAAAGTAGAAGCATTATTCCAAAATGCAGAATTTCCTGCAACTAAATTAATTTCATTTAAAATATATGCGGAATTTGATTGTACGAAAGTAACTACTGAATTAGTACCAGGGTTACTTGCTAATCCCCATATTGAGGAGTTTCCAGAAACTGTGGTATATAAAGCTAGATAATTAGCCGAATTATTGTCAGTAAATGTGGATGCATTATTCCAAAAGGCTGAATTAGAATTAACTAATGCATTAACATAAGCATTTCCTGAACCACCTCCTGCTCCCCATGTTGAACTATTTGCGGAAACAGCAGTATAAAGTGCATAATAATTTGCACTATTATTTTCTACAAACGTGATGACTGCAGGTAATGCAGGATTAGCACCAGCACCCCATGTAGCACTATTTCCCGAAACTGTTGTATACAAAGCGAGATAATTAGCAGATGTTGAGTTGGAAAAAGTATCAGAATTATTCCAAAATGCAGAATTAGATGCTACTAAGTTAACCTCGTTCAATATATAGGCCGAATTCGACTCTACAAAGGTCACTACAGCATTTGTACCAGGGTTACTTGCTAATCCCCATATTGAAGAGTTCCCAGAAACTGTAGTATATAAAGCTAAGTAATTAGCGGAATTATTGTCAGTAAATGTGGATGCATTGTTCCAAAAGGCGGAATTAGCATTAACCAGTGCATTAACATAAGAGTTTCCTGAACCTCCACCACCCCAAGTAGAACTATTTGAACTTACGGCGGTATATAAAGCCAAATAATTAGCAGAAGTTGAATTACTAAAAGTATCAGAATTGTTCCAGAATGCAGAATTAGATGCTACTAAATTAACTTCATTTAAAATATAAGCTGAATTTGTTTGTACAAAAGTGATTACTGAAGGAAGAGCGGGATTGCTTCCTGAACTCCAAACAGAGGAATTGGCACTAACCGCTGTATAAAGTGAATAATAATTAGCCGAATTGTTTTCTACAAAGGTAATAACCGCTGGTAATGCTGGGTTACTCCCAGAACCCCAAACTGAAGAATTCGAACTTACAACGGTATATAAACTGTAGTAATTAGCCGAATTGTTTTCTACAAACGTAATGACTGCAGGTAATGCAGGATTAGCACCAGCACCCCATGTAGCACTATTTCCCGAAACTGTTGTATATAAAGCCAGATAATTAGCAGATGTTGAGTTGGAAAAAGTATCAGAATTATTCCAAAATGCAGAATTAGCATTAACTAATGCATTGACATAAGCATTTCCTGAACCACCACCACCACTTCCCCATACAGAAGAATTAGCGGAAACGGTAGTATAAAGTGCTAGGTAGTTGGCAGAATTTGCATCAGTAAATGTACAAGAATTATTCCAAAATGCACTCTGTAATTGTACAAATGTTACTACTTGATTAGTACCAGGATTTGTAGCAAGGCCCCAAACTGAAGAATTAGCAGAAACTGCTGTGTATAATGCTAGATAATTTGCACTATTTGCACCAGTAAAAGTAGACGCATTATTCCAAAACGCACTATTATTAAAAACTAATACAGTAGTACTTCCACTAGCCATTGTAAAATATGTGAAAGAATTCCAAAAAGATGAATTGGCAACAAGTGTTGTTAATGCTAAATTCCAACTTTGACTGTTTCCATCATTAGAAGTGTAAAAACTTCCCTGAAAAGGG